AGATCGGCAGCAGCGGCGACTCCGCCCAGATCGGCAGCAGCGGCGACTCCGCCCAGATCGGCAGCAGCGGCGACTCCGCCCAGATCGGCAGCAGCGGCGACTCCGCCAAGATCGGCAGCAGCGGCAACTACGCCCAGATCGTCAGCAGCGGCAACTACGCCAAGATCGGCAGCAGCGGCGACTCCGCCCAGATCGGCAGCAGCGGCTACTCCGCCAAGATCGGCAGCAGCGGCTACTACGCCAAGATTGAAAGTGCAGGGGAAGATTCGGTTATCTGCTGCGCAGGTCACGGCTCTGCTGTTAACGCAAAAGCGGGGAGCTGGATTACTCTTGCTGAATGGGAATATTCCGAAGCCAAGAATGGGTGCGTTCCAAAATGCGTTAAGACCGAGTATGTTGACGGCGAGCGGATCAAGGCTGATACATGGTACAAACTTATTGATGGAGAGTTTACCGAGGTGTCGCCATGACGGACGATATTATCACTCTGCGAAACTATCTTCGCGTCGGCGCTCAGAACGCGCTGTGCCGTTGGCAGCTCTGCGAAATGACCGGCTGGACAGACCGGCACTTGCGCAAGGTGATCGAGGCGGCACGATGCGAGGAGGACGGCGAGGAATACTGCATTATGAACTTTGGCAAGGGCTACTACTTGTCAAACGACCCGGCAGAAGCCGAGGTGCTCCGCAAGATCGAGATGGCGCGGATAGCATCCATTGTCGGGCGGACATACGGCCTGTCGGAGATGATACGGAAAGCGGGGAGGTCGTAATTTACATGGTTTACAAATGCGAAGCCTGCCACGCGATCTTCTTTGAGCCGTACACTTATCAGGTACGCGAGAACCTTGACGGCGAGAACGGCATAGAAACGCGGACGGTCGCCGAGTGCCCGTTCTGCGGCGAGGAATGGTTTGAGGAAATGGAGGAGACTGAAGATGGTAACGAAGATACCGATTGACGGCATGAGCCGCGAGGAATGGCTTGCGGAGCGCCGGAAGAGCCTCGGCGGCAGCGACATGGGCGCTGTGCTGGGACTGAACAAATACCGCTCCCCGTATGCGGTGTGGGCGGAGAAAACGGGGCTGATCGGCGAGACGCCCGACAATGAAGCCATGCGGCAGGGCCGCGATCTGGAGGAGTATGCCGCGTGCCGCTTCGAGGAGGCAAGCGATAAGGTCGTCCGGCGCGTGAATTACATTCTGCGCAACGACGACGCGCCGCATCTCCATGCGAACATCGACCGCCGCATTCTCAAGGAGAGCGCCGGTCTGGAGTGCAAGACCGCCTCGGCATTGAGCATGAAAAACTATGTGGGCGGCGAATTCCCTGAAAGCTACTACGCGCAATGCGTGACCTACCTCGCCGTGACCGGCTGGAAGCGCTGGTATCTGGCGGCGCTGGTGCTGAACAAGGCTTTTTTCATCTATCAGGTCACGACCGTGCCGGACGACGAATGCCCCGCGTGGTGCGAGAGCAGCGTCTATGTCTCGCCGGACGAGATCGCGGCGCTCAAACGCTGCGCGGCGGACTTCTGGACGGCTCATGTTGAGACCGGAGAGCCGCCCGCTCCGGACGGCGCAGAGGGCACCACGGAAATGCTGGAAACGATCTACGCCGGAGGCGGCGGCTGCGTAGAGCTGTTTGGCAGAGAGACCGCGCTCGCGCAGTATTTTGAGCTGATCGGCGAAAAGAAGGAGATGGAAACGCGCATCGAGACCATCAAGCAGACCATTATGCAGGACATGGGCGACGCGGAAAGCGCCGAGTGCGGGCGCTATTCCGTTTCGTGGGCGGCGCAGAGCCGCTCCACCTTTGACGCAAAGGCATTCGCGAAAGACCATCCCGACGCAGACCTCGGCAAGTATTACAAGCAAACCACATTCAGAAGATTTTCGATTAAGGAGGGCAAAGCATCATGAAAGAGGGACTTATCCAGAACGCGCAGACCACGCAGGCCGTGAAAAGCGGCAAGCCGCTGACCATGCAGGACTACATTAAGAAGATGGAGGGCGAGATCGAAAAGGCGCTGCCGAGCGTCATTACGCCGGAACGCTTCACCCGCATCACGCTCTCCGCGCTCAGCGCGAACAAGCAGCTCGCGCAGACCACACCGCAGAGTTTCCTCGGCGCGATGATGACCGCCGCGCAGCTCGGCATGGAGCCGAACACCCCGCTCGGACAGGCGTACCTGATCCCCTACAAGAACCACGGCACATTGGAGTGTCAGTTCCAGCTCGGCTATAAAGGCCTCATTGATCTGGCGTACCGCAGCGGCGAGGTCAACATCATTCAGGCGCAGGTGGTCTATGAGAACGACGAGTTCGAATATTCCTTCGGTCTGGAACCGAAACTCACCCACCGCCCCGCGAGCGGCGAGCGCGGAGAGCCGCGCTTCGTCTACGCCATGTTCCGCACAAAGGACGGCGGCATGGGCTACGATGTGATGAGCGTGGAGGACATTCGCGCCCACGCGAAACGCTTTTCCAAGGCATACAGCAATGGCCCGTGGCAGACCAACTTTGAGGAAATGGCGAAGAAAACTGTTTTGAAGCGCGTGCTGAAATACGCCCCGCTCAAGAGCGATTTCGTCCGCGCGGTGGCAGCGGACGAGACCGTCAAGACGAAGATCGACGCGGATATGTATTCCGTGCCGGACGAGACCGTGATCGAGGCGGAGGGCTACGAGGTAGACGAAAGCACCGGCGAAGTGATCGACAGCGAACAGGCGGCGGAGCAGTAATGCTCCCCGCCGGAGGAGACAGCTATGATACCTTGGGTACAAGTTTACAGCAACCAGCGCCAGCGCCATGACGCGCTGAAGGGCTGGACACGGGAGAACATGATTTACAGGAAAAACAGGGAGGAATTGAAATGAGCTTGAACAGAACCAGCGTCATGGGACGCATTGGAAAGGACCTTGAGCTGCGCCGCACGCAGAGCGGCAAGGCGGTCACCAGCTTTCCCATCGCCGTCGACCGCGACGGTAAGGATGCCGGAACGGACTGGTTTGATGTGGTCGCGTGGGAGCGCACGGCGGAGTTTGCCGCGCAATACTGCGCCAAGGGGCGCAAGGTGGTGGTGGACGGTCGCTTGCAGGCACGAGACTGGACCGACAAGGACGGCAATAAGCGCCGCGCGGTCGAGATAATCGCCAATAGCGTGTACTTTGCCGACAGCAAGCCGCAGGAGGGTCCTGCTTCATACAGCCCCGCATCAAGCAGCCCGGGCGAGTTTGCAGAGATCGAGGACGACGGGGACCTTCCGTTTTGATGGAGGTGCGGTGTGAAGTACGACGCTTTGATTTACGATTGCGAGAATATCTTTGATGTAGATGATCCGGCACATAATATGATCCACATCGATGGCCTCTCGCAACCAGAAGCAGATGACCTTTGCGACATTATGACCCAGCACGGCGTATCAATTTGCCTGCTCCCCTATAAGGAGTGAGCGAATGGCGGATATGACTTACATCAAGCTGTTTGTCGATTACTTAGGCGCAATAGAGCCACTCGGTGACGCTGAGAGGGGGAGGCTTTTCACTTCCTTGTTAGAATACGCAAGGACGGGCGAAGCCCCGCAGCTTGGCGGGAACGAACGGTTTCTTTTCCCTATGATGAGGGCGCAGATCGACAGGGACAACGCTGCAATGGCGGGATTATCCGAGGCGCGAAGCAAGGCCGGGAAGATCGGAGCCGAAGCAAAACAAGCAAATGCAGGATTTGCCAAGCAAATCAAGCAAATGCCAAATTTGCCAAGCAAATCAAGCTATGACAAAGACAAAGACAAAGACAAAGACAAAGACAAAGACAAAGACAAAGACGAGAGTATTACGCGCGCGAGGCGCTTTACCCCTCCCACTTTGGACGATGTTTTGGCTTATGTTCGGGAACGCGGTTCAGACGTAGACCCGCAACGGTTTCTTGATTTCTACGCATCCAAAGGCTGGATGGTAGGCAAGAATCCGATGAAGGACTGGAAAGCCGCTGTGCGAACATGGGAAAAGCGCGAGGATACGGGCAACAACTCCAATCCAACGATTGGAAACAATGCGTGGATGAAAGAATACCTGTGAGGAGGAAATCATGAAACTCTTGATCGGCGGAAGCCCTTGCACGCATTGGTCGATCGCGCAGACGAAGAACCGCGAGACCGAGGCCAGCGGCATCGGCTGGGAGCTATTTTTAAACTACCACATCGCCCGCGACAAATACAAACCGGACTATTTTCTCTACGAGAACAACAAATCCATGTCGCCCGCTATCCGGACGCAGATCACGGCGGAGCTGGGCGTGGAACCCGTGCTTATCAACTCCGCGCTGGTAAGCGCACAAAACCGCCAGCGCCTGTATTGGGTGGGCAGACGGAACCCGGACGGCACATACAGCCAGGTGCCGGTGGAGCAGCCGGAGGACAGGGGTATTCTGCTGCGGGATATTTTGGAGACCGGCTTCCCGTTGCGCGAGAAGAGCTATGCGCTCCCAACAGGACACAGTGCGACGGCGGAGGATGCCGTTGCACGCAGGCAGCGGAACGCGGTAGCGGAGCCTGTTGCCATTAAGCCGCTGTCTGAGCGGGAAATGGATTACATGGTTGGTGAGCATGGCAAATACTCCGACCGTTGGACATATCTGCAAAAGCCAGGGGAGGCAGACAAATCGCTTTGCATCACCGCTAATGTACATCGCGGCGTTCCGTATAACATTTGCGCAGAGCCTGTACGAATCGGGACCATCGAGAATGACGCGAAGAACCCGGACCATGACAGCCAGCAATACCGCGTCTATTCGCCGGACGGAAAGAGCGTGACCCTCTGCGGCAACGGCGGAGGATTGGGAGCCAAAACGGGCCTTTATGCAACGCCGGTCGGCGGCCCGGATGGGAAAGCGTGGCCCGTATACGAAGTCCGCGACGGCTTTATCACCATTAAGGGCAAGCGATACCCGATTAAGCTGCGGGACGGCCTCTACATCATCCGCAAGCTGACCGTGACGGAGTGCAAGCGCCTCCAGACCGTGCCGGAGGAGTATGTTTTCCCGGTGAGCGACAGCCAAGCCTACAAGATGCTGGGCAACGGCTGGACCGTGGACGTGAACGCGCACATTATGAGCTATTTCGATGGGCTGACCACGGAGCCGGTGGAAGTGCTGTCGATGTACGACGGAATGAGCTGCGGCCATATCGCCCTGGACAAGCTGGGCGCGGAGATTACCGTCTACTACGCAACCGAGATCAACAAGTACGCCATCCAGACCACGCAGCACAATTTCCCCGAGACCATCCAGCTTGGCGACGCATTTCAGGTGAGAACCGATGATTGGGGGGTTAAGGAATGAACGAAAAAAATGTGAAAGACATGAGAGATCAAAACCTCGTAAATGCGCTGCGTGAGCACGCTGAATGGGCGGAGGGGAACCAGTGGGAAACGCCCATTACCCTGTGCAACGATCTGGCGGAAGCCGCTGACTTGATCGAGGCGCAGACGAAAGAAATTGACGCACTGCGGAACGAACTGTGCCTAAAATGCGGAAACTACACGCTGGCCCATGAGGGTGCCTGTAACGGATGTCGGTGGAGGAGGTAAGAAGATGGAAGCGTTAGAATTTTTGAAAGAAAGAAAAAGGATGTGTCGTTCTTTTGGTGGATCGTGCAAGGGCTGCCCGCTTGAAGGGACTAAATGCGTCGTTAGCCGCATCGTACCTGATGAAGATTACAAGAGAATCATCGCTACCGTCGAGCAGTGGTCGAAGGAGCACCCGCGCAAGACGCGGCAGAGCGTGTTTCTGGAGCAGTGGCCGAACTGCATGATGGGCGATGATGGCGTTGTCGGGATGTGCCCAAGAAATGTTGACAAGATGTATGTCTGCAATTTAAGCCAATTTGCTGAGTGCACAGACTGCCGCCGTGAGTTTTGGATGCAGGAGGTGGAGTGATGGTTATCCCCAATTACATTCGCTCAAAGATGCACCTATGCGCCAGCCATGCCAGTCAGGCAGCAAAATACGACCTTGAGGTTGCTAATTGGCTTGAGAAACACGGTGTTGATGTCGAGTCCATCAGCAATGGCGACGGTACATCATTCGATGAACTGTTGTATGGTAATGACGTGACTGACGAACTGTGTCACCGCATTGAGAAAATGGAGGTGGAGTGATGGAACGACTGACATACCGCGATAAAGACGGATTCCCGATGATGAAAAAACGTGGTGGATTTAAACAGGGAGGCGTTGAGCGCCTTGCCGCCTACGAGGACACGGGGCTGACGCCCGGGGAAGTCAAGTCAATGCAAGAGGAGCACTTTAGCGGTCTGGAAATGGCAAAATTGCACAGCGCGCTCATGGAACTCAAAAAATATCAAGAAGCCGACAAGGACGGTCGGCTGGCGGTGCTGCCGTGCAAGGCGGGAGATACGGTGTATGAGGTTACAAGTCGAAAAACCATAAGCGAATACCGAGTAAAGGCAATTCGCGTGGAATTGTTTTGTACATTCATTGAATGGGATATCGTAGCCGGGTTTGTTGATAAATCCATTTTCGGCGTACCGGTTAATGAAATCGGCAAGTCCGTATTCCTCACCCGCGAGGAGGCGGAGAAAGCATTGGAGGAGATGAAGGATGGCAATTAGCAAATCAAAGCGCGAAGCGGTCTATCGAAAGTATGACGGCCATTGTGCGTATTGTGGGCGTGAAATCGCTTACAAGAATATGCAGGTAGACCATTTTCAACCATTGAGGGCGTGGGGGATTGAGGACACTGGAGCAGATGACCTTGACAACCTTATGCCCGCCTGCCGGATGTGCAATCATTACAAGCGTGCAAATTCGCTTGAAACTTTTAGGCGGTACATCGAGGAGATTCCTCGCAAATTGCATGATAACTATATCTACAAGGTCGGAATTGTGTACGGCGAGATTGCAGAGCAAGCACACCCGGTCAAGTTCTATTTTGAGCAACAGGAGGGGATGAAAAATGAGTAAGGCTGTTATGCTGAGCGTCCGCCCGAAGTGGTGCGAAAAGATTGCCAGCGGTGAGAAAACCGTTGAGGTGCGAAAGACCCGTCCGAAGCTGGAAACGCCGTTCAAGTGCTATATCTACTGCACAGTGGGAAGGGCTGGGTATGATGCGCTCTGGATTCTGGACGCTCCAACAAGAGAAGAATACTCGTTTATGGCGGTAGCTGCTTACTTAGAGAATCCAAAAGGTGCAAATAAAGGAAACGGCAAGGTCATTGGCGAGTTCACCTGTGACCGGATTTATGAGCTTGCGCCCCTCAACCATGCACCGGATGACGTAGAAACGCAAGCCTGCCTGACACGGGAAGAGATTGTGAACTACATAAAGGGAACCGGCTACGGCTGGCACATCGTCGATCTGCGCATTTATGACCAGCCTCGGGAGTTGACGGAGTTCCGGCGGTCTTGTCCTAATGACCTATTCTGTGAGTCCTGCGCCATGTACAGCAACAACAACGGTATCTGCAACAATGGGGTTTTGCCGCTTCGACGCCCGCCCCAGAGCTGGTGCTATGTGGAGGAGGGCTGACAATGGCTGAATACATTAAGCGGGAAGCATTGGTGCATAGGCTAAAAAGTCCGTATTTGTTTAATATTACCCAAAGAATTTTTGATATTATATCGGAAATTCCAGCCGCCGACGTGGCCCCGGTGGTGCATGGGCGGTGGGATGATTCCGGGAGATATACGTTTCCGAGTGGTGCCACAGCTGTCAGGTGTACCAACTGCGGCTGCGCACTGACAGAGAGCGAGTATCGCTTGAACAACTGGAATTACTGCCCTGTATGCGGGGCCAAGATGGACGGAGGCGGTGACGCATGAACAACTGCGAATCCTGTCTCTACTATCCGCCCAGTTCCTGCGATGGAAAGCCGTGCTGTGTCTGTTGTGATACGGATGATCCCGAGTTAAGTTGCTATATCGAGCGGAAGGAGGACGCATGATCCGCATCATCATCGACATCGAAGACTACGGCGACAAGCTGGCGACCAAGGAGGCCGTGGCAATGGCGCTTGAGCAGTTCGGCAAGGTGCGCGTGGTCATGGTGACAGACGGGAGGGGAAAATGAGTTTGACGGCATCTGACCTTGCGCGTCTCGGGCCTGCGGCACAAAAACAGGTGGTTGAAAAGGTACTTGCTCAAAAAACGGGCAAGTACCACAACCGCAAAACCGTGCGGCATGGCATTACGTTTGACAGCAAGCACGAGGCCGACCGCTATGATGAGCTGCGGCTGCTGCTGAAAACGGGGGAAATACACGACTTGAAGCTGCAGCAGACGTACAAGCTTGTTGGGGTACAGAGGACGCCCGCAGGGGCCGCTGTGAGGGCAGTTACATACATAGCCGACTTCGTGTATACCCGTGACGGGAAAACGATTGTAGAGGACGCAAAGGGCTTTAAAACAAAGGACTATATCATCAAGAAAAAACTGATGCTGGAGCGATTCGGCATCTGGGTGGAGGAAGTATAAATGGCAAATCAAAGCGAAACACTCTGCTGGACCTGTAAGAACGCCTGCGGGAAATGCCCTTGGTCGGAATGCGACAAGGAAACGCGGAAGCTGAAGTGGCAGCCGGTGGAAGGTTGGCGCGCGATCAGAACAAGGATTTTAATGCACACAAAGAGTGATCACCGACGCAAGAAGCACTACGAGACGAGCTATCGCGTGCTTGCCTGCCCGCAGTACGAGGTGGGATGATATGAGCTGCTTTAACTGTCAGGAGCGGCACGTCGGCTGTCATTCGACCTGTGAGCGATACGCTGCGTGGCTGCAAGAAAAGAAAGAGGCAAAAAGCAACGAAACGGCCAGCATAGCCGAGGAAAGCGCGATGATCAATTACATTCAGAGGTCAAAAGACCGATACAAACGGAGGGTGGGGAGAAAATGATCGAATATCCCTATTGCGTCTATCCGGCGCTGAAAAAGGTATTTTGCGAGCGACAGTACACGCGCCGCCAGCTTGCCGATGCGGTAGGCATTTCCAAAAGTAACATCTGGTGGTGGCTGTCGGGGAACAATCAGCATACCATCGACGTGATCAAAGGCATCCTCAGAGAGAGCGGGCTGACGTTTGAGGAAGCGTTTGGAGGTGCGGAATGAAAGTAGGCGACAAGGTGCGAGCGCAGTTTATGACGGTTCCGGAGGAGTTTCCTGGAAAGGCGCGCGGCGAAAAACTGTACCCGATCCGCGCCGGCGTGGTGACGTACATCCATCCGCAGAGGCGCTATGTGACCGTGGCGATCATGGTAGACGGCAAGGAGATTAAAGAGAGTTTTCGACCGGAGGAGGTGCTGGTATGAAAAGATTGATTTCCGTATTTACAGACGAGGGAGACGTTGTAATTGACCCATGCGCGGGAAGCGGATCTACGCTTCGCGCAGCTTATGAGATGGGGCGTAATGCTTATGGGTTTGAGGTGGACAAGGGGTTTTACGAGGCAGCGAAGGAAAAGATGCTTGCTCCTTTGTTTGCAAAGCCTGAATTTGAGCAGATCGGAATGGGGGATGTGGTATGAGCGCGTTTCCCGAACGCTTGAAGCGCTTACGGGAGAGAAAGAGAATAAAGCAATATGTCCTATCTGAACTGTGCGGTCTGCACCGTGACGCGGTGAGGCGGTACGAGGCGGGTGAGGCTACGCCCACAACGGACGCATTGGAAAGCATCGCCGACAAGTTCGGGGTGTCGGTCGATTATCTGCTCGGAAGGACAGATAATCCGATGACCGTGGACGATTATCTAAAAAAATTTTGAAATTCCCCTTTTAAGGGGAAAAATAAGAAAAACCTATGCGAAAATAGAGGCGTGATGGGGCGAGGCTCTTCACGCCTCCGCGTTTTCATCTGTTTCCTCCTCCTCCCTTGATAGCCCGCCCTTCGGGGCGGGCGGTTGAGGGCAAAAATGACAGGACTCCCCGCACCTCTCAATGATGTGGCCCAGGGGAGACATATACGGGCAAATGTACCAAGGTGGCGACGCGGTCTCCAAAACCGTGTGTGGTGGGTTCGATTCCCAACTGTCCGTGCCAGAGGCCGGGTCGCTCCCGGATGATGTGAGAGTACGCAGAACGCCTCACAGAGAATGACAATGCCTGCTGAAAACTGCGCGTGGGGATGCGTCCCCCTTGCCGTGACTGATGAAAGCGCTTTAAATGCTTGCGGGGCCTCAAGCGGGCATGAGCGTGTGACAATCTAAGCGGGAACTGCACATACACGGCATAGGTGCCCCGTAAGGGGAGACCACAGCGAGTGACGGGGGCTTTCCCCGAAGCGCTAAAGCAGGGCAGGACTGCAATGCCGTACCAAAAGAGGAGAGCCGCTGCCTTTGGCAATGGGCAAAGCCCGCCTGAAAATGCGGCAATAATGGTTCGCGTGAGCATGGGGTGAGCGATTAAATCAGGCCAAATCGGCGATAACACCGGGCGAGCCTGAGCCAGTAAGTGTATGCCCATTGGGGCGGGTAAAGTCTGCTATGTAAGGCCAAGGGGCGGGGGCTGGTAGCAAAAAATAATTTGACAACGCTTATCGGCGTATCAAAGCGGCAATAGACTGTGACGGGCGGATGAAATTAGACCGCAGCACGACAGCAATTAACGCAAGGAATGTAAGCAGAAGCAAAGCAAATGTAAGCAATTGCAAGCAAAATGTTTACATCGCATAGCTCAGAGAGAGAAAAGAAAAGCCCCCTTGTTTCCCCCTCTCTTCTTCTCCCCCTTGCAACCCCCGTATTATTTTACCCCCTATAATCCCCCAAAAGAAAAGAGAGAGAGCGACGAGGTGGTGACAATGGCTGCGCGTCTGACAGACCGGCAGAAAAAGAAAATACTGGCGGACTATGTGCAGACGAATAACTATTGTGCCACAGCGAAAATCAACGGCGTGTCCGCAACGACCGTCAAGAACCTCGTGCGGGCGAATGCCGACATTGTGGAAAAGTGCGAGCAAAAAAAGGAAGAGAACACCGCCGATGTGATGGAGTACATGAACGACCACAAAGACCTTGTGTGTTCGTTCATCGGCAAGGGGCTTGAAATGCTCAATGACCCGGAGAAGCTGGCGGCGGCAAATCTCAGCCAGATCACAACGGCGATGGGGACGCTGATCGACAAGTGGGCGATGATCGGCGGCAGCTCTGCCGAAACGGCGAGAGAAGACGCGCTCAGTCAGAGCTTAAAGGAAATGGCAAAGGAGCTTGAGAGCGATGAGTGAAAATTACAAAGTCTATATGCATCGCTTTCCGAATGGGAAAGTATACATAGGGATTACCTGCCAAAAGCCAGAATACAGATGGAACAAAGGAAAACACTATCGAAAGCAACCGCTTATTTTTAATGCGATTATGAAATATGGATGGGATAACATCGAACATATTATTTTGTTCGATGGATTGAGTAAAGAAGACGCAGAAACAAAAGAAGTTAAACTGATTTCCTTATATGATTCCACAAATAGGGAGAAAGGGTACAACATAGAAAACGGCGGGAATAGTACAGGGAAGCATTCCGAAGAAACAAAAAAGAAAATGTCCGCTGGCATAAAAAATGCCTATAAAAATACTGAATACAAAGAAAAGAAAATAGCAGAGGCTAAGAAGTCTTATGCAAAGCCGGAATATAAAAAGCAACTCTCGGAACGAACAAAAAGGCTTTGGCAATCCAAAGAATACAGAACAAAAATGATTTCCGTACATAGAGGGAAAACCGTTTCAGCCGAGGCAAGAAAAAAAGTATCCGACGCCCGCAAGGGACGATTTATGGGCGGAGACAACGTAAATGCGAGAGCCGTCGAACAATATACAAAAGACGGTGTATTTGTTGCTTGTTGGGATTCTGCAATGAGTGCTTCAAGGGCGACAGGAGCGAATAACGCAAAGATTTGTGAATGTTGCAAGGATAAGCGTCAGTCTGCTGGAGGGTATAGGTGGGAATATGCCGCTGTCTAACCGACAAGCAAAAATTCTCGCATTTCCATACAGCCGCTATGACGCGCTGATCTGTGACGGCGCTGTGCGTTCCGGCAAGACCTCCATCATGATGTGGGCGTTTGTCCGCTGGGCGATGGAGAATTTCAGCGGTCAGCGCTTCGGCGTGTGTGGCCGCACGGTGGATAGCTGCACCAAGAACATCATCGTTCCGTTCACGGCGATGAGCCTTGCAAAGGAACGCTATATTATCCGCTGGCGGCGCGGTGACAAGGTGATGGAAGTGCGGCGCGGAGCCGTCACAAATTATTTTGAGGTGTTCGGGGGCAAAGATGAGGCCAGCTACACGCTAATCCAAGGCCGCACGCTGGCGGGTGTTCTGCTGGACGAGGTAGTGCTGATGCCGCGTTCGTTCGTGGAACAGGCATTGACCCGCTGCTCGGTAGACGGGGCAAAGTTGTGGTTTTCCTGCAACCCCGGAAGCCCACAGCATTGGTTTTACACAGAGTGGATCAAGCGACACCGAGAGCGGAACGCGCTGTATCTGCATTTTGAAATGACAGATAACCCCGGGCTGTCGCAGAAAACGCTGGAGCGGTATCAGTCGATGTTTACGGGCGTGTTTTATGATCGTTACATCCGTGGACTGTGGGTGCTGGCCGAGGGGCTGATCTATCCCATGTTTGACGAGAGCTGCATTGTGGACGAGCTGCCGGAAAAGGGAGAATACTATGTTTCCTGCGACTACGGCACGCTTAACCCGTTTTCTGCAGGACTTTGGTGCTGGGACGGCAAGGCGGCCACGCGCATCCGTGAGTATTACTATTCCGGGCGCGAGAACCAGAAGAACAAGACGGACGAGGAATACGCCGACGAAATTAAAAAGCTCATCGGTGAGGCGGATGTTAAAAGTATTGTCGTCGACCCGTCTGCCGCCTCGTTTATCGAGGTCTTGCGGCGGCGCGGTTATATGGTGCGAAAGGCCAACAACGATGTGACAAACGGTATTATGACTACGGCGCGGTTTTTGCAGGACGGCGTAATCAAGATACACCGAGATTGCAAAGACTGCATTCGCGAGTTTGGACTATATCGGTGGGACGAAAAATCCGCTGATGACAGGCCGATCAAAGAAAATGACCATGCAATGGATGAAACGCGGTATTTTGCTTATACGGTCCTGAAGAACAAGGCGTATCGGCGTGAGTATACACCACTTTGGAACAGATAGGACGGTGAGCGGCTATCAAAACATACAACGACCTTGTAGCGGTCGGCGACAACGAGCAGGCGCGCATTGAGTTTATCCGCAGTGCAATCAATGAGCACCGCGAGAGCGCGGCGTATAAAACGGCGGTGGATGCGGAGGAATACTATAACGGTCTAAACCCGACCATTAACCGCTATGAGAAGATCATCTATGATATGCAGGGGCGTTCCCACACGGATATGTGGACGGCCAATCACAAACTGGCCAGCCGGTTCTTCGGTCTGGCGGTGGATCAGGAGGTTTCGTATCTGCTGGGAAACGGCGTGACCTTTGCGGAGAAGGAAACGCCGAACAAGCTATGCCCGGACTTCGATCAGGAGGTCATGGCCGCGGCGCGTGAGGCGAAAATCGCGGGCGTATCCTTCGGTTTCTGGGATTTGACACATTTGCGGGTGTTCTCTCTGCTTGAGTTTGTGTCCCTCTACGATGAGGAAGACGGCGCGATGAAGGCCGGTATCCGGTTCTGGCAGGTGGCACAAGATAAGCCCCTGAGAGCGACGCTGTACGAGATCGACGGCTTTACCGAGTATTTCCAGCCGCAGAACAAAGATATGAGCGTATTGCAGGAAAAGCGCAGCTACAAGCTTGTTATCCGCAAGGCCGAAGTTGGCGAAACCGAAATCTATGACGGCGGGAACTATCCGAGCTTCCCCATCGTGCCGCTGAAAAACAATAAGCGGTGTCTATCCGAAATTGTCGGCAAGCGCAACACCATCGACGCGCTCGACCTTGCGTCCTCTAACATGGTCAACAATGTGGATGAGGGCAACCTGATATATTGGGTGCTGTCCAACTGCAACGGCATGGACGATCTGGACGACGCCAGATTTATCGAGCGGCTGAAAACCACGCACGTTGCCCACGCAAACGGCGATGATGGCGCAAAGGTGGAGAGCAAGACCATCGAGGCCCCGTATGAGGGCACGAGCAGCACCATTGATATGCTCAAGAAAAAGCTGTACGAGGATTTCTTGGCATTTGATTCCTCCGCGATTTCCACAACATCCAACCAGTCGGCAACTGCAATTAAGGCAAGTTATATCCCTCTTGACCTCAAAACGGACAAATTTGAAGCTGAGGTTACGCGTTTTATCGTCGGAATTTTGCGAATAGCGGGAATTGACGATAAACCGAGCTATACAAGGAGCCAGATTATTAACAAACTTGAAGAAATTCAAGCATTGTTAATGGGCGCGGCGTATTACGATGACGAATACATCACAAAGAAGCTGCTGACCATCAACGGCGATATTGACCAGTACGAGGACATGATGAAACGCAAGGCGGCGGAAGTAATTGACTTGACAGAGCCGGTGATTGACGATGGCGACCAGTGATCTCGGCCACAAGCTGACCAACAAGGAGCTTGCAAAGCTGGAACGGCGCATTGCAAAGCTGTACCGTGAGGCCGGGAAAGAACTGCAGGCGACCATCGACTCATATTTCGAGCAGTTCAAAAAGCGCGACGAAGAAATGAAGGCGCTGATCGGCACGGTGCAGAACGGCAAGGAATGGACGGAGGCCGACTATAAGCGATGGCGTTTGAACCAGATCGGGCGTGGGGAACGCTATCAGGCCATGCGTGACAAGGTAGCGCACCGCGTGACCGACGCAAACGCCGTGGCGGTGTCCTACACCAACGACGCAACGCCCGGTATTTACTCCCTTAACCGCAACTATTCGGCCTATACTATCGAGCAGGTCGCGGGCAACATCGGCTTTGACCTGTGGGACGAGCAGACGGTCAAACGGCTTATGGTAGAGCAGCCGGAGCTGATGCCATATTACCCGCCGAAGCGAGCCTTAAAGCGTGGTATCGACCTCGCGTATGGCAAGAAGCAGATCACGGCAAGCGTCACCAGCTCCATCTTGCAGGGAAAGAGCATCAAGCACATGGCGGACGACCTGCAAAAGCGCATTACCACCATGAGCCGAGACAGCGCCATCCGAACGGCCAGAACTGCCGTGACCGGCGCGCAGAACGCCGGACGCATGGACAGCTATGCGGCGGCGGAGAAGATGGGCATCAAGCTTAAAAAAGAATGGTTGGCCACGCTGGATGCGCGTACACGCCACTCTCATGCCATGATTGACGGCGAACAAGTGGCGCAGGACAAGAAGTTTTCTAACGGTTGCCGCTTCCCCGGAGACCCGCAAGGCCCGCCGTGGGAAATATATAACTGCCGCTGTACGCTGATTGCCGCCGTGGAGGGTGTAGATACCTCTACTGCGCAGAGACGCGCCAGAAACGCCGATACGGGCAAAACAGAGGTTATCTCAAACATGACCTATGCGGAATGGGCGGGGTGGAAAAAAGATACAAAGCAAGTTGCAAGTGCGGCAAAATCTGATATAATTAAAGCAAAACCCGAAATAAAGCCAGTAACTTTAAGCCTTTCCAACTTAGAGGAATTGGAGAAGTGGCAAAACGAATATTATGCGACAAACTCGAGCGTCGAGTTTACCAAAAAAGCGAATCCGAATATATCCAAGTATTCCGGCGGTGCGTATAGCGCAATTAACGCCATAGAGCGCGGCGGCGCGGCGTATGAAAAGGCGCTGCGTTGCTATGGGAACCTCGACGGGTACAAGGAGATAAGCGACGGCGTTTCTGCGGAAATATCAAAGTTCAAGCTTTCAACGGACTTGAACGTGAAGCGTGTTGTCGGGGATGTTGGGTATATTACGGGAGGCGGTTCATCTGTTGATGATATGGTCGCGAGTATCGGAAAGCTATATACAGAAAAAGGATTTACAAGCACGACAATAGCGCAAGACGCGCAACTCCCGTTTGGAGGGCACAAAGATACGCAGACGGTTCTTGATATTATCGTGCCAAAATCAACACGCGGCGCTTATATTTACAAAATGGCAGATAACCCCGCGGAATTTGAATTTCTGATAGACAGAGGCACAACATATAAAGTCCTTGATGCAGGGGAAAGAACTGTTAAAAAAAGCATTTTCGACCTAAAATCAAGAGAGTTTGTAGAGAAAGAAGTCCCCGAACGATATATGAAATTGGAGGTTGTTTCGCAATGAAAGAGACGGTTCTTGACTGGCTTCCGATGTTTGCGGAGTTTGTGAAAGACCCAACATCTGATTTTTCTGTTGGGGATTTTGTGGAAATTGAAAAATCGGCTACACCGAAGGCAAAAAACGCTTACAGGAAATACATCAAATTTATTTCTCACGGATTGCAGAGCTGGGATGATCTGATTATTGAAAATCGGCGTATTGTTGGCATTGCTAAAACTGCAACGGGAAAATCAAAAGAGCAATGCGAGATAGTTTTGCAGCTCATTGCAGATGGATGGATTGATAATGAACCATTCATTAAGGGGTAACGTATGAGCGTTGAAATCCAGGACAACAGCAAAGAGGTTTCCGCTGCGATCAAGGCGGCGCTGCTGCGCGGGCTTGAAAAATGCGGGCTGGTGGCAGAGGGATATGCGAAAAAGCTATGCCCCGTTGACACCGGCAACCTGCGGAATAGCATCACCCATATGATAGACGAGCAGGAACCGGCGGCAATCATCGGGTCAAACAATTCTTACGCCGCTTACGTTGAGCTTGGCACCGGCATTTACGCCGAAGGCGGAGGCGGACGGCCTACGCCGTGGGTGTACCAGGATGCGAAGGGAAACTGGCATTACACGCGCGGCAACAAGGCAAAACCATTTCTGAAACCAGCTGCCGCCGACCATGCGGGACAGTATCGGGACATTCTGGAAAGCGAGCTGAAAAATGGATAACGAGACCATCAAGGCCATTGAAGCCATCATTAAGCGCGGCAACGATGCTGAAATACGCCGAAAAGGTGACGGGTACATCGTTTTAGAGGTCAAGAAAACAATCAAATACAGCACTTCCGCGCAATAGGGCGCGGGAAAGGGCAATAGGAGCCAACTTGTAAGGATTTCTTACAGGTTGGCTCTTTTTCTTTCAGGAGGGAATGCATGGCTAACAGCAAAGTCACCGTTTTAGGCACAGATTACGAAATTGTCGTTAAAAAGTACAGCGACGATGAGGCGTTTGAGCGCAGGAGCATTGACGGATATTGCGACTACCTTTTGAAGCAAATCGTAATTTGCGACATGACAACCTATAAGGGGTGGGAAAACGAGCCAGTAGAAACGGCAAAAGAAGCTCAAAAGCAAACGCTACGGCATGAAATTGTACACGCATTTTTCAGCGAAAGCGGCCTTTCGGATAGTGGGCTTTCTTTTGAAGGGGCATGGTGCAAAAACGAGGAGCTTGTCGACTGGATCGCGTGGCAAGGACCGAAAATCCACAAGGCGTGGGAAATGGCAAACGCAATTTAAAACAGGTAAACACCGCGAGGTACAGCGGTTTTTATACAACGTTCGCCCCCGAAGAATTGGGGCCAAAGAAAAGGAGAACGAATAACATGGCGAAATTTACGAGAGCGGAAATCAGAAATATTCTCGGCGAGGCCTGCACCGAAGAGATCGAGAATCGCTTGGTTGCGCTGCATCTGGGCGTGGTCGACCCCCTCAAGGACGATCTCACGAAGTACAAGGCGGACGCGGAGAAGCTGCCCAGCGTCCAGAAGGAATTGGACGACCTCAAGGCAGCGGGTGACGGCGGCTATAAGGAAAAGTACGAGAAGGAACACTCGGCCTTTGAAGCCTTTAAGACCGACATCACCGCAAAGGAAAGCAAGGCGGCGAAGGAAAAGGCCGTCCGGGCTTACTTTGAGAGCAAAAACATCACCGGCGCGAATTTGGACCTTGCCATGCGTGGCTGCGGCGAAGAAATGGCCGCATTGGAGCTGGACGGCGAGAAGATCAAGGACACCAAGTCTCTTGATGCACTCGTAGACGGCACCTACAAGGGGCTTGTCTCCACCACGCAGACGCACGGTGCAAATCCTGCCAATCCCCCGGCAAATACCGGCGGCGCAAAGACCCGCGAGGACATCTACAAGAAGGACGACAGGGGCCGCTATGTGATGTCTACGGCGGAGCGCCAGAAAGCACTTGCCGATCTGATGGCAAGTGAAAACAACTGATTTTTGAAAGGAGCTATTTATGGCTGCGAAAACTAACGTAACAACTTCCGCACAGTTTACCACTTCCGCACGAGAGGTGGATTTCGTATCCCGCTTTGCTGACAACTGGGATGCGCTGCGCAACATCATGGGCATCATGCGCCCCATCCGCAAGGCCCCCGGCACGAAGCTGGTTTCCTATAAGGCCAGCGTGGACGGCGGTCTCAAGGGCGGCACCGTGGCCGAGGGCGATGAGATCCCCTTCACCAAGATGAAGGTGGAGCCTGTTGCCTACGGCGACATCGACATTTCCAAGTATGCCAAGAGCGTGACCATCGAGAGCGTGGCGAAGTACGGCGCTGACGTTGCCGTGGAGAAGACCGACGAGGCTTTCCTCGTGGCGCTTCAGAACAAGGTGCTGACCGATTTCTATACCTTCCTCGGCACCGGCACGCTCAAGGTGACGGAAAAGACCTGGCAGCGCGCTCTTGCGATGGCAAAGGGCAAGGTGCTGGACAAGTTTGCCGGTCTCGACAAGGACGTGACCGAGGTGGTGGGCTTTGCCAACATCATCGATGCTTACGATTACCTTGGCGACAAGGAGATCACCGTGCAGACCATGTTCGGCATCAACTACGTGGAGAACTTCATGGGCTACCGCACCCTGTTCCTGCTGCCCGAAAAGTACATCGCCTCGAAGAAGGTGATCGCTCTGCCCGTGGAGAACATCGATCTTTACTATGTGGACCCCAGCGACAGCGACTTTGCCAAACTGGGCCTGAACTACACCGTGAAGGGCGAGACCAACCTGATCGGCGTCCATGTCGACGGCGATTACAGCCGCGCCACGGGCGATATGTACGCCATCATGGGCATGAAGCTGTGGGCCGAGTATCTGGACGGCATTGCCGTGGCTACCGTTTCGGCGGCCGGCGCGGGCTAAATAGGAGGGCAGCGTGATGCTTGAACAGGTCTTACGGCATTTGAACAACTGGTTCCTTGTGGAGATTCACGAGGGCACGTTCACCGTGGAGAATGGCAGCATTACGCTGCCCTTTCTCCTGACCAATCAATATTTCCGCATCGTCGGCTCTGTGTTTAACGACGGACTGCATCAATATCCGGCGGTCGATTTAACGGACGAGACGTTTACCGGCTCTGTGTGGGCGCTTGCCGTGCCGAAAGCCGTAATCGATCTTTCGGTTGAGATCGAGGCGTGGCAGGAGAAGAACGGGGAGGCCGTTGCAAGCCCGTATCAAAGCGAAAGCTTCGGGGGCTATTCTTACATCAAACGCAGCGCGGGAAGCGACAGCGGCACGTTAAACGGCTGGCAGGACGCTTTCCGAGGTCGGTTAAATGACTGGCGGAAGCTCAAGGGGGTGGAACCGTGAGTTTACTCGACGATTTCGCAAGCAAATGCGTGCTGCTGGAAAAGACGCGAACGCCGGACGGCGCAGGCGGCTACATCGTTGCGTGGGCCGAGGGCGCGGAATTTCTCAACTATCAGGCGCTTGACACCTCGATGGAGGCCCGCAGAGCCGAAAAAGAGGGCGTGACCTCGGTGTATTCCGCGCTGGTCAATCAGAGCGTTCCCATCGAGTACAACGACTATTTCCGCGACACGTCCACCGGCAACACCTACCGCGTGACCTCAAACCCGGAAGAACGGGATGCGCCGCGATCGGCAGGCCCGACGATCCGAGCTCTGAAATTCTTCACCGCGGAGCGAAAGGAGCTGCCGAAATGACAAAGGATAAGGCGCTCCATGCGTGGTTTTCTCGATTCCTACCGGCCTATCCAACCTCCAACGTGCCGGAAGATGCGGTTTTCCCGTGGCTGACCTATGAGCTGATCACCGGATCATGGGAAAGCGGTGAGATTGCGCTGACGGTGAACCTATGGTACTACACAGAGAGCGAGGCAGTTCCCAACGCAAAGGCACAGGAGATCGCCGATGCAATCGGTATGGGCGGCGTGCTTGTGCCGTATGACGGCGGGGCGATGTGGATCAAGCGCGGCTTTCCGTGGTGCCAGAACATCGCGGACGAAAGCGATAAAAACATCAAGCGGCGGTATCTCAACATTACGGTGGAGTTCCTGTCGCAAAACTGATGAAAGGACAACGACATGAAATTTACCAAGATTCCTTCTGATGCGTTTCAGAAGCTGCAGATCAACGCCGGTATCCTGACGACCGACTTCACACCTTCGACCGGCACCATCGGCGAGGCGGGGCAGATCGGCGCAACGACCGGCGGCGTCAACTTTACCGCTACGCCGACTTATTCGGACTTTGGTGAGGATATTGACAACTGCCCCAAGAACATGAAGGAGCTAAAAAAGCTCGATTCGTGGGAAGCCAAGATGACCGGCACGTTTGTCAATGCCGATACCGCCATTGCAAAGCGGCTGTGCGGCGCGGCGGACATCGGGACGACCGACACGACCAAGGTCACACCGCGCAACGACCTCAAGGACGCGGACTTTGACGATATCTGGCTTGTGGGCGATTACTCCGACAAGAACGGCGAAACCAACGGCGGCTATATCGCGATCAAGCTGCTCAACGCGCTTTCCACGGGCGGCTTCCAGCTTCAGACGGCGGACAAGTCCAAGGGCCAGTTTGCGTTCGAGTTTACCGGCCACTATTCCATGAGCGCGCAGGACATCGTTCCCTTTGAAATTTACATCAAGGCCGGCACGGCGGAGGCGTAAATGAGACTTTCCGACATTCAGGGCGAGCGCGTCTTTGACGTCATCGCGGATATCATCGACCCGATTGCCAACATTGCGGAGGACGATGCGGCATCCGCAATGTTCAAGCGCGAGAAGCTGCCCGAGGGCATGACGGTGAAGCAGTTTGCGACGCAGAGGGCGCGGAAAGCGCTCCCTGCGCTGCTCAAGGGTCACAAGGAGGATATCATTTCCATTCTTGCGGCTATCGAGGGCGTGAGCACGGACGCTTACAAGGGCGCGCTGAACCTTGTAAAGCTGATGCGCGACACGGCGGAGCTGCTGACCGATGAAGCATTCGGCGCGCTTTTTCTCTCAGCGCAGAGCGGGAAATCCTCTGGCTCTGCGCAGGAGAATACCGAGGGCGAAAACAAGTAAAGCCGTTCCTGCGGTACTGCACGGCGCGGCTCAATGAGAGAGCGAAAACCGAGGCGTACCGCATCTATGTGACCGACGCGCTGCGCGTGGTTGCGGAAAATACGGCCAGATTTGCGAGCGGGAACTACATCAAGGCGCGATACGCGGACATTATTGAGCCGAAAAAGCAGGACAACAGGACGTGCGAAGAGATTACCGCCGATATTGTCGCGCGGTGCGGATTGGTGGTGAAACATGAATCTACTTGATTTATTTGTCAAAATCAGCGTAGACGATCAAGCAAGTTCCAATTTGGGCGGGATTGCGTCAAAAATTGGAAGCGGGCTGAAAACGGCGGCAAAAATCGGCACGGCGGCAGTTTCCGCCGCTGCCGGGGCCGTTTCCCTCTTAACAAAACAGTCTTTGGACGGTTACGCGGAATATGAACAGCTTGTCGGCGGTGTGGAAACGCTGTTTAAGCAGTCCGCCGATCAAGTAATAGAGTACGCAAATCGCGCCTATGAAACCGCCGGATTGTCTGCCAACGAGTACATGGATACCGTTACATCTTTTTCGGCGTCCTTGCTGCAAGGTCTTGGCGGAGACACGGAAAAGGCGGCAGAGGTCGCCAATCAGGCCGTCATTGACATGGCAGATAATGCCAACAAGATGGGCACAAGTATGGAAATGATTCAAAATGCCTATCAGGGCTTTGCCAAGCAGAACTATACCATGCTTGATAACCTCAAACTCGGTTATGGCGGGACGGCAACAGAGATGGCACGCCTCATTAACGATTCCGGCGTTTTGGGAGATACCGTCGAGGTAACAGCCGAAACGGTCAACAGCGTATCGTTTGATAAGATGATTGAGGCGCTCCATGTAATACAGGATCAAATGGGCATCACGGACACAACCGCGGAAGAGGCGGCCAGCACCATCGAAGGCAGCGTCAACATGATGAAATCCGCTTGGTCAAACCTTGTGACCGGAATTGCAGACGATAACGCGGACCTTGACAAGTTGATCGAAAACTTTACCTATTCGGTCAGCAAGGCCGCAGAAAACATTATCCCGCGCATTGAAAAGATTTTCACGGGATTTGGCGATCTTATTGTCAAGCTTGCACCTGTTATTTCGGAACAACTGCCGTCGCTTGTAAGCTCTGTTTTGCCGTCGCTTGTAGATGCTGCCACAGCATTAGTGCAAGGCGTGGTAGACGCAGCCCCCGGCATCGTTGCGGCGCTTGCTGATATGGCGCCGCAAATTACCGGAGCGATTCTGTCAATCATACCCCAGCTATTAGACGTAGGCGTCCAAATGCTGATTGCATTGGTGCAAGGAATTGCATCGGCTATGCCGGAAATTGCGCCGCAGTTAGCAGATTGCGTGGCACAGATTGCGGAAGTGCTGACACAACCAGACACGCTTGTTGCTCTTGTTGAAGCAAGTACGCTGTTTATCGTCGCGCTTGTTGAGGGGCTTGTTGATAATCTGCCCACCCTTTTGGCGGAAGCACCCAAGATCGTAAAAAATCTTGCGTCTGCATTTATCCAGTCTCTTAGCTATATCGGAGAAGCGGCAATCGAAATCGGCGTCGCTCTTGTCCAAGGCATTTGGGATGGCATAAAAAGGATGGGCGACTGGCTTAAAAGCATGGTCGAGGGCTTTTTTGACGGTATTGTAGACGGCGTAAAATCGACGCTCGGCATCCACTCACCGTCTCGCGTATTTGCTGGGATCGGCGAAAACATGGCGCTGGGTCTCGGGGAGGGTTGGAACAGCGAGTTTGGATCCATTAAGCGCGACATCTCGAAAAACCTTGACTTCGGAACCGCATCTATTGATTTTGGAGCTTCCGGCGCTGCGGCTATTGGAAACTCTATCGCGTCCGGGATTGGCTCTATGGCAACAGGGAAAGAAGGCCAAATCATTATCAACCTGACGACCGAACTGGACGGCACCGTGCTGGCTCGGAAAATGGTGCCTTACAATGAAGCAGAAGCGGTGAGGAGTGGAGCATGAGAAAAACGATCAAGATCAATAACATTGACTTCACTGCGTACTTTACTCCTGTTGGCTATAAGGTAACGCACAAAAAGATCAAAGGTCCGAACGAGGGATATATGCTCGATGGGAGTTTCACCGAAGACATTTTGGCAATTAAAGCAGTCATCACCTGTACTTGTATGCCGCTGACCGAAACGCAGCTAAATGCGTTACTCGCCCAGCTTTATAGCGGGACGCTCAACGTCTACTTTTTTGATCCTAAAACGGGAGATTATCGCACGGCTGCAATGACTTGCGAGCCGCCCGAAAGCGTAGATCGGGGGCAGGGGTCAAACGCGGCGGAATACTGGACGGGCACGGTGCTCGTGTTGACGGAGAAGTGAGCATGAAGATCACCTATAAAAGCTGGACATTTCTTTTTTCGCAAACCGAAAGCGCCAAGCCGACGCGCGAACAATCGTTAAGCTGCGAAAGCATTTCGGCGGATACGCTGACTGCGGTTGTCCGATGCAATGATCCGACCATTATGGCTTTTGCCAAGAACGACCCGATCCGCGTTTGGGAAAATGATTCCGACGCATCCATGCAGACCTATTATCTCCGGTCAATTACACGCACCGGCGCAACCTCGTATCGGCTCGTTGCGTGGTCTGCGGTCGGGCTTTTGGCGGCAATGGCGCACAAAGGCGGCATCTATACCGGGCAAACTGTGGCAGAGGCCGTTAAAGAAATCTGCGGGAACGTACCTGTTGTTGTAAAAAGCGTATTTGCCAACACCAAGCTATATGGATGGCTGCCGTATTGCCAGCCAAAAGCAGATAGGCGGGGGAAAAGCGCAAGAGACAACCTTGTGCAGGTGCTGTTTGCTATCGGCGCGTATTTGACGACCGATTTAAACGGCGTTTTGCACATTGATGCGTTATGGGATGGTGTCTCGTCCACGATTGGCAGCAACCGAATGTATGCCAGCGGCGGGAAAGTAAGCTATAGCGACCCCATCTCCGCCGTTACCGTTACGGAGCATCAGTACATCGCGGGAACCGACGAAAAGGAGCTGTTTTCCGGCACATCTCAGCAGGGCGACATTATTACCTTTTCCGAGCCGATGCACTCACTCACAGCGACAGGTTTTACTATTTTGGAGAGTGGAGCGAACTACGCCAAAATCTCATCCGGCTCCGGCTCGCTTAAGGGCAAGCCATACATCCACAACACGCGCCTTGTGACGCAAACCGTCACAGAGAACGCGGCGGAAAACGTCAAGTCCGTCACGGACGCCACGCTCGTCTCCCTTGTCAATTCCTCCGCTGCTGCTAAAAGGCTGGCAGACTATTATAAGTGCCGAGAGACCATCACTAACGGCATTGTAAGCGGGCAGGAGAAGCCCGGACATGTGGTCAGCGTCTATCACCCCTACGATAAAAAGATGGTCTCTGCGTGCATCGTAAGCCTTGACACGACCATGAGCGGCACACTCAAGAGCGAAATGGCGGCGCTCGTCGGCTTTCTGCCCCCGCAGCCGGAAACCACGGAATACTACGACGAGCGCATCGTCCTCACAGGCTCGGGCGAGTGGACGGTCCCGGAGGGCGTGACCTCGCTCCGCGTAGTGCTGGTAGAACACGGCGCGGACGGCTTAGATGGAAGCAGCGGCGCGAGCGGAGGTTCGGTGTCTCTGATTGTGACAGACGCCGAAGCCAAACCCGGCGGCACATGGTCGCGGCAGCCGGGAGCTGGCGGCGCCGGCGGAGCGGGCGGAGAGGGAGGCCTCGGTGGGCGCATACTGTCCGCCGACCTCGACGTTTTCTCCGGCACGGTATTTGCCTACAGCGCCGACACGACAACGACCTTCGGCACGCTTTCTGCTCAAAATGGTTCACGCTCGGATGCCGGCTTCACAGACCCTGTTACCGGCGACGTGTTTGGGAAAAAAGGAAATGACGGCAGCGCCGGCGGCGATGGAGGAGGCGGAGGCTCTGCAAACAGCTCAAATTTTAATCCCGGCGAAAACGGAACAGGCGTCCCACCCAATACCGGCGGCGCTGGCTCCGAGGGCAATTATAAGCGTTTTGAAGAAAGTGAAACCGTCTATAAAAACGGATACCTGCTGGTCGCTGGCGGAACGGGCGGCGGCGGCGCGGCGGTAGGGAATAACGGTCAGGACGCGGTGCAGCCGCTCACATCAGGCGTTCGAGCCGGAGCGGGCGCGAATGCCGCGCCGCCATCCGGTGCCGTGAACTACGGCTGCGGAGGTTACGGAGGAAATGGCGGAGGAGGCGGAGGCGGCGCATCGGGGCTGTATCTGAGGCACGGGGCCTATATGTACGACGGTACGCCCTCCGGAACGTGGCTTGATTTAGCCGGTGGCTCCGGCGGCTCCGGCTCCACGGGCGGTCCCGGCGGCGACGGCTGCATCATCATCTACTACCGCAAGAAAAAAGAGCTTCAGTCCGGCTGGCTCAAGGACAAGAACGGCAAGCCGGTGCTCGACCGGCTCGGCCGCAGGATCATCAAGTAAGGAGGCACCTATGCCAGATACTTACGCAACAAGCATTTACTCCGTCGAGGAATCCGACGCGCTGCTCCAGCGCGTGGACGAGGGCGAGATCATCATCCCCTCCTCGACGGCGGGCAGCACGAAAAAATTCAAGCTGACGGTGGACGACACCGGCACCGTCAGCGCAACGGAGGTGACGACGTAATGGTACAGGGCGACGCTTATTCCATCGACGTGGAGATCACCAACGAGGGCCAGACGCTCAGCCCCCCGGCCGTCTCTCTGGTCGAGGTCGCACTGCTGAACCTCGTCAAGACCTATCCGGGCGATGTCACGTTTTCCGACGGCAAATTTCACTTTCCCCTTACGCAGGCGGAGACCTTCGGGCTGCCGACCGTCTGCCCCATGCAGGTGCGCGTGAAGTTCCCGAGCGGCGACGTGATCGGCTCAGAAATGCAGCGCCTTGACGTCAAGCGTGCGCTGAGTAGGAAGGTGATCTGATGGTCACGTTCGAGTTAACGCAGAAAACGGCGCTTTCGGTAGCGTTTGACGTCACCATCCGCGGGGGCGGCGGAGGCGAGCCGTATGACGGCCCATATACCGTGACGCCCGGCTTTGAGACGCAGGAGCTTGCCACAAAAGACAGGCTTCTGAAAGACAATGTGACCGTTGATCCCATTGCGGTCGCCCGTGTGGAAAACCCCGCGGGCGGAAAAACAATTTTTATCGGAGGTATTTTCAATGGCTGAAAATCAGTACAACAGCAAAATCGTACTCTCGAGCGGCGAAGTCCTCATGGACCTCACTCAGGACACCGTGGTCGCGGACAAGCTCCTCAAGGGCTTTACCGCGCACGGCAAGGACGGCGCGCCCATCACCGGCTCCTGCGAATTTGACGCGGACACCGGCGACGCCACCGCGGGCGCGGCGGAGATCCTGACCGGCAAGACGGCCTATGTCACTGGCAGCAAGGTCACCGGCACCATGCCGAACAACGGGGCCAAGACGCTCAGCATCACGGAAAAGGGCAAGCCGGTCACCATCCCCCAGGGCTACCACGACGGCAGCGGCAAGGCGCAGATCGACGCAGCCGAAGAGGCGAAGCTGATCCCCTCCAACATCCGCGAGGGCATTACCGTCCTCGGCGTGACTGGCACGATGTCCGGCAGCGAGGGAATGAAGCCGCAGTCCAAGAGCGTCACGCCCACGTTTGCCTCGCAGGAGATTTTGCCTGACGAGGGATTCAACTGCCTCAGCTCCGTCACGGTGGCGGCGATCCCGATTGCCTACACCGACAACGCGCAGGGAGGAAAGACGGTCACCATCGGCTGAGGAGGTGCGGCATGGCCAATAACAAAGTCCAGCTCAGCGACGGAACGGTCCTGCTTGATCTGACCGGCGACACCGTGACGCCGGAGACGCTCATGGCCGGTGTCACTGCGCACGATGCGGCGGGTAATCGGATCAACGGCGCGGTTGCGCCTGTCCGATACGATGTTGCTCAGGATCTGACATCCGTCCAAAAAGAACAGGCGCGGGACAACATCGGGGCATCTGCAACTGTGACCATGCGCAAGGTGACGCTGACGGTGGCAGGGTGGGGCAGCAGCACGAAGCAGCAGACCGTTACGGTCTCCGGCATCCTTGCTGATGGAACAAAGCAGAGGGTGATCTGCTCCCCTGTTGACGAAAGCTATGACAGCGCGTGGAATTCCTGCTATGTGCAGTGCGTCGGCCATGAGGCGGATTCGCTGACCTTCCAGTGTGATGAGATCCCGACGGCAGCCGTGGAGGTTTTCGTTTCCATCCAGCCTGTCAACTTTGCATCGTGAGGTGAGGGTATGATCGTAAATTATCCGAGGATGCGGCGGCGCGCGGCGTGGCCCGATGACCTTAATACCGCTTTGGAGTTTGCTTCGCCAGAAGTGTTTTCTATTTCCACTCCCCAAAACTGGGATGGGAGAATGGAATACACTAACGGAAGCGAATGGAAAACGTGGGATGGCGGCAAGATCAATTCTGGTACAACAGAAAACAAAAATGTTATCTTCATTAGAGGCGTCGGAAACACAAAGGTAACTGGTGGCAACGGTAAATGGACTATTACAGGGCAAGAAATTTCATGCAATGGGAACATTGAGCGCCTGCTAAATTGGGAAGACGTCGAAAGCGGGAAACATCCGGAAATGTCAGACAGCTGCTACAACGCCATGTTTGCCGGTTGCACGAGCCTTACAGCAGCACCGTCGCTGCCCGCAACTACGCTGAAAACCAACTGCTACAACTTCATGTTTTCCGGTTGTACGAGCCTTACAGCAGCACCGTCGCTGCCCGCAACCACACTGGCGAACTACTGCTACCGCTCCATGTTCCGAAATTGTACGAGCCTTACAGCAGCACCGTCGCTGCCCGCAACCACGCTGGCGAGCAACTGCTACAACTCCATGTTTTATGGCTGCAAGAGCCTTACAGCAGCACCGTCGCTGCCCGCAACCACGCTGGCGAACTACTGCTACAACTCCATGTTCTACGGTTGTACGAGCCTTACAGCAGCACCGTCGTTGCCCGTAACCACGCTGGCGAGCAACTGCTACAACTCCATGTTCTATGGCTGCAAGAGCCTTACAGCAGCACCGTCGCTGCCCGCAACTACGCTGGCGAGCGACTGCTACTTCTCCATGTTTCAAA